TCGAGGACGAGGTGCTGCCGCCGCTGTCCACCTGTAGACACACCTCGCCGAAGTTCGACAGGTTGGCGCCGGATCGGGTGCGCGAGTAGTACGCCACGTTCGAGGTCGTCGTGAGGCCGAGGGCGCCGGGGCTCACGAGGTCGGCGGTACCCGTGACGGACGATGCCCACCCTGTGTTGTTGGGCAGTTCGATCGGGAGCCACAGCCCGCCGAGCGTGGTGCCAACGCCCACAGCGTTGAAGCTGACCTGATCGGTGTCGTCGTACTGCGTATTCCCGCCCCGAGTCGGCGCCGTGTGGCTGCTGTGCCCGCCGAGGTAGACCACGGCGATACTCATAGCGTCCTCGTCTGCCACGCTCGCAAGCCAGCGCGTCACGAGGGCGACACGTCCTCCGACCATAGCGGCGTCCCAGTACTCAAGCCGATCGGCGATGCTCGCGGGGTCGAGGCTGAGCGCGTGGCTGTTGTGGCCGTAGACGTCCCATGAGAGCCCGTCGTCGAGGCTGCGCTTGATCTCCCCGATTGCCGTGTTCGTCCGCGCGTGCCGAATGCTGTAGAGGATGTCATCGTCAGCGCGGAACAGCGCGAGCGACGAATACACCCCAGCAGAGGGCCCGTCGCCGATCTGAACAGCGGTCGTGGCGTCGGCGGCGGTGAATGCTGAGGGGAAGCGGCGCGTGTAGTACACAGCCGACCCGCCGAGCTGGCTGGCGTAGCCAACGACAAACCCGGCGCCGGAAGACGCGGGCACGATGCGGAAAGACTCGGGCCCCTCCGTGAGCAGCGTCGCCCACTCGTCCTCGGTCTGCGTAAACGTGATCCCGAGGTTCCGCGAGCCGTAGACTGCAGCCTTGAGCGCTGCCGCTCCGGTGTGCCACTCCACGATCAGCAGCACCTCGCCGCCGTTGTACTCGGCCGACAGGCGCTGGATATCGGCGACGGCTGGCACCACGTCGAGGACCCGGCGGGCGTAGTAGGCCCACGAGGTGCCGTCGTTGTCGCTGTAGAGGCAGTCCACCTGATCGTTGCCGACCGTCTGGACGTAGAGCAGAACTCGGCCGCTCGGCAACTGGAGCAGAGCGCACCCGCCCTGGGGCGCGGCGTCCTCAAGGTTGATGGCTGACAGTACTGCCCACGTCGAGGTCTTCGTCGTGTAGTAGTGCGGGATCAGCGGCACGAGGCCGGAGGTGTCCTGGCGCGAGACTGTGATCAGGTTGCCGCTCTGGAGCAGGAGCACCACGGGCGTGGGCGTGTAGTGGACGGCCGTCGATGTGTAGAGCAGCGTCTCGAAGCCGGTCACGAGGTTGGGGGCGTCCCACCCCATGTCAACCGGCGTGGTTAGTGTCTGGTCGCTCCAGATGAAACCGGCGCCCTCGTTGACCGGCGAACCCGCACGGTGCGCCGTGATGAGTACGTGCGCCTCCTGCGACGGAACCCCGTTAGCCTCCAGCACCAGGCCGGAAGCCTGCACCGCCGCGGGGACGCCTGCCTGCGGGCCGCTCTCGGTGTACTTGCTGTCGTCGCCGGTCGTGCCACGCGCCTTGAGGCTGGTGGCCGTGAGCCGTGCATCGGGGATGCCGAGCGCGCGGAGGTATGTGCTGGAAACGTCGGACGCCATTATCGCCTCAGGTGGGGATTGTGACGCCCGACGCGCTGCGCCTGCATGCCGCGGATGCTGTCGTAGGTCGTGCCCTGCCCGGTGCGTAGGGCCTCGCCGATGAAGGCGTCCACGGTCCGCGAGCCGACCTGCAAGACGGTGACGGACGGGGCGGCGGAGCGGCCCTGCCGCACCTCGGCACGAGACTGCACGCGCTCGCCGCGGAGCAGCGTGGCGTTGACCTCATCGGGGGAGGTCGAGGCGCGGCCCACGTCGCCGCCCATGTGGAAGGACGGGCCGGCCGCTGCCTTGGCGATGACGACCGCGAGGTTGGCCGTCGCGATGCCGCCAGCGACCACGCCGAGCGCGATGCCCACCGGGCCGGGGGTGCCGGCCAACTGCTGCGAGATAGCGAGCGGGATAGCAATCGCGGCGTTGATGATGGCGAGGGCGGACTGCGCCTCCCACTGCTCCTTGAGCGCCTTCTTCTGCGCCTTGCTGCCTTCTTCGAGGTTGCCGATCTGAATGTCCGTCAGCGTGCCGTGGAGGTCGGCGACGGCGCCGAACGTGGAGGACGCAGCGGCGAGGCCGGTAGCGAGCGCGCGGAGGCGCTTCTGCTGGAGGTTCTCGATCCGCTCGGCCTCCTCGTCATTCTGTCGGAGGATCTCCTGGTGCAACTCCCACCGAATATCCCAAATCTCGGCGGCGGCTTTGCGCTCTGACTCGGCTATCCGCTCAAGGTGTGCCTGCCGCTCGTCCGCGCGGTTGGCGCCTTCCGGGTCGGCCTCGCCCCCAGGGGATGGGGCGCCCGATGGGCCGTCGACGGGGGGCGCGTTGGCCGCGTCCGACTGCGCCTTGATGGCGTCTCGAATACGTGCCGTGAGGGCTTCCCACCGCCCGATCGATGTGTCCTGAGTCAGGATGAAGTCAGCAGTAAGCCCGTCCAACTCGGCTTGGGCAGCGCCGAGTTGCGATGTCATCGCCTCAGCCTTGGCGATCCGGCCGGTCACGGCGAGGAACGCCACTTTGAGCCGCAGCGTGGCGACCTCGGCAAGGCCGAACGACACGGCCATGCCACTCATAGCCTTTTCAGCCTCGCTTCCTAGCACCGCTATCGCGGGGAGGGCCACCTCGATAAACGTGCGCTCCGCCTCCTCGCCCCACGCCTTGAGGGCGCCGGTATCGCGGAACTCCTGCGCCACCTCCGACAGCGCGTTGACCACCCCGGTGATGACCGGCATGAGCGGGGCAAGGGCGTCCGTCTTGAGCGCGAGGAACGTCCGTCCCGCCTCGAAGATCGCGTCTTGCAGCACCTCGGCCTGGAACGCGGCCTCGGCGCTGACGAGCCCGGCCGCCGCGATGCGCTCCGTGGCCTCACGGACAGCCTCACCACCCTCGGACAGCGCGGGGACGAGCGCCTTGCCGGCCCGTCCGAAGATGTCCATAGCGACCTGAGAGCGCTCTGCCGGATCACGGAGGTTGGTGAATCCGTCCGCGAGGATCGCGAGGTTGCCGGCGTGGTCCTGCGGGTCGAGGTCCGACAGCGACACCCCGAGCTTAGCCAGCGATTCAGCGGCCTCCCCGGTCCCATCGCGGGCGTCGGCCATGTTCCGCTGTAGGGTCTGGATCGCCGTGGTGGCATCGGCCGAGCCGCCAGTCATGAGGCCGATCGCCCCGGTGACCTTCTGGAAGTCCTCGACGGACGTGCCGACCTGCTTGGCGTTCTTCGCCAGGGTGTTGAGCTGCGCCGACAGGTTGATCGTCGCCTTGGTGATGCCCGCAACGGCGGCGACCGACGTAGCAGCGAACGCGGCCATAGCCCCCGCGGCTACCGCAGTCGCGCCCTTGATGCCCTTGGTGAACTTGTCGGTTTTCGCGACTACGTCTACGGGGACGCGGGGATTCTTGGGCATCTACTTGAGTTCCTTCGCCAGCTCGGCGGCAAAGTCCTCGGCGACGTTGGCCCGCATCGGATCCGTGAGCGTCCGGTCGAGGACCCGCTTGCCCGGCTTGTCCGTCATCAGGTAGCGCGCGTACTTCGCATCGCTGCCCACCTTGGCGCGGAGGTTCCCCTTGCCGGTCTTGTAGGTCCGCGTCCGCAGCTTGCCGCTCTCGCCGGTCTGCCGGTTGACCTCCTGATACCACTCGCCCTCGGCGCGCTTCGCCTGCGCGTCCACGTACCGAGCGAGCGCGGGCGGGGCTGCGGCGTTGACGAGGAGGCTGGCCTGCTCGGCGAGGTGCTCGAAGTGCGCTTTGATGATGAGTTTCACTGCCGCGCCTTTCTGGCCGCATCGGCCCTCGTCTCGTTTTGGGCCCGCTCGTAAGCCAGGACCGCCACCTTGTCTCGCCGCGGCAGGTTCTCGAACCATCTCACGTCACCGCCCCCGTACTCCAGGGAGAGGCGAATCGCCATCAGGTCGAGGTGTCCTCGTCGGCGTCCGTAAAACCCGCAGCCTCTGCCACCTCCTCCTCACGTGGGAACAAGTCCTCCAGCATCGCCAGCATCAGCGGGGTGCCGACCTCAACGATCTCCTGCGTCGAGGCGCCTTGCCCCCGCAGGTGGTCGTAGATGTGCCCGCCGAACCCGAGGGGGTCGTACTTCGCTCGGGCGTAGGTCACGCCGCAGGCTGCGGGGATCGTCGTGCATGCCCCGATGGCGGCAGCGAGTGCGCGGCGGCTGTGCTGCCACGAGCCCGCGGTGCCGGCCTCGGACCATGCGACGGTGATGTCCTCGCGCATGGAGAAGCCCGGCATCGCCGTTGGGTGCTCCTTGCCTGCGATCGTGATGCTGATCGGCAACGTGGTCATGTTCTCCTCCTCCAAGGATGGTCTAGGTGCGCGAGATGCCAGCCGAGGCGAGCAGGACGCCCGAGCCGCTGACGCTGAACTTGCCGGGGACGCCTTCGGAGAAGCTCGAGTCCTCGGGGATGAAGTAGGTGATCACGATCGTCTGCCCCGCCTCGCCGCCCGTGCCGCCGCCGCTGGTGTCGCCCGTGAAGGTCACGGTGACGGCGTGAACGTCGCCCGAGTTCGCCAACTGCGAGGTCGCAGCGGACCACGCGCCCGTCTTGTTGAACACGTCGAGGAACGTCTGCTCGGTCCCGTCGGCGATCTCCGTGGCGTGCGCGGAGAAGGAGAGGCTCACCGGCTCCTCCTGAATCTGCCGGAACGAGTACATGATCCCGCGGTCGCGGAAGATTTCGGTGCTCATCTGTCCGGCGCGGAGCCCGCTGACGCTCAGGTCACCGTCCTCGTAGGCGACGGTGTAGGAGAGCGCAGCCCCATCGGTGACGGTGATGGTGCCATCGCGGGGAATGATCGGGACGGTGTTGAGAGCCATGCTGTTCTCCTAGGTCAGTGCGAGACGGTGGGTGCAGTTGAAAGCGACTTCATGGGCAAACCAATTGCCCGTGTCGGTGCTCGTGCGGGAGGAGGACTCCCAAAGGATGTGTCCGAGGTCCTCAGCCGCCACGACGGCGGCGATGAGGGTGCGCTCCATGTCGAGGGCCGCGTCCTCGCTCGTGATGCCGTCATGCGGCACGTAGCGGGCGAAGAAGCGGACGATCGCGCGGGTGCTGATCCACGTCCCGTTGGCGACGCGCTGCCGGTCGGTGCCGGCGTCCGAGGTGTCGAGGCCGACCGCGAACGCGCCGTGAGCGTTGAGCGCGCCGATCGCGTCGGGCACGTCGCTCACATCGAACTGCGAGAAGGGCACCACAGCCAGGGACCACGGCGTCCCGCGGGCGACGATCACGGAGGCGATGCCGGCCCGCAGCGCAGAGAATGAGACGGTGCTCATCGGCTGGGGCTCCGCGCCAGCCACATCGTCGTGGTGCCGCCGACGCGGTCAGAGGTCGGCTCCGCGCCGCTGTCGTCCTCGTCGTACACGAGGGTAAGGCTGCTCCATGCGTCGGCGGCGTCCTCGCGGTAGCGCTCCCCGAGGGCAAACCAGCGGTTGTCAGGGTCACCCGTGCCGGCCTGAGAGACACAGAAGATCGACAGCGTCGTGTAGAGCGTCACGAGGCGCAGCGCCTGCGGGCTGATGACGAGGTAGGGGCGGCGTCCCTTCTGCTCTAGGACGCTGCGGACCTCGCGCCAGCCCTCAAGGATCCAATCCTCGAAGCCGGTCGTCGTCGTGCTCGGGATGAACGCCGCCCAGTCGGGGTGTCGCGCCAGGATGTCCGCGTCGTTGATGACGGGGGCGAGGCGGATCCGCACGAGCGAGGCGTCGCTGCGGAAAACGTGGACGACGGTATCACCCATCGTCAAACTCCACTCCACCCGCCACCCCATCCCGAAAGAGGACGCGGTGACGGTGGCGGCGGTGAGCGTGTAGGTCGCCTTGGAGCCTGCGACCGTGACGGCGGCGCCGTCCACGATGGCAGTGCCGGCCGGGTCGTAGATCGAGATCGTGCCGCTCGCCGGAGCCGAGATCGCGCCGTTGTCGTACACCGAAATATCGAGGTACGAGTCGCGGACGCGCTCTAGATCATACGAGGTGTATGCGGCTTGGTACTCGGTCCACGGCATCGGTCACTCTCCGATGATGGCGATCTGGAAGGTCTGCGTTGCCGATGTCGCCTCGAACTCCAGCACGTCGGCGGTGCTGTTCGCAACGGCCGTACCGGCGGGCTCGTACCAGACGAACAGCCCACCGAACGGGATGTCAATCCGCGAGGCGTCCGATACGAACGGCGTACCAGCTCCGGCCCACGCATCCGCAGCGCCGCCGCCACCGGTTCCGCCGCCGATGGTGAGCTTGCCGCTGGCGCTCGTGTTCTTGATCATGATCCCCTTGACCACGCCGAACGCCACCGAGTGCAGCGTCGCACCCGCGGCGTCCAACTGCGTCAGCCCGTCGAGTTGCAGCGGCCCGGTGCCGACCGGAAGCGAAACGCTGTCGTGCCACGCCATCGCCACCTGACCGGCAGCGGTACCCGCCGCTAGGTTGGTGTCAAAGGCGACCTTGTGGGGGATCGTCGCAGTGCCGCCAGCGCCGTCCATCGTCCACTCTTCGGCGGCGATGAAGGACGCAAGCACCTTGGCGGTGTAGGACGCGGCCATCTACTCCTCCTCGGGGCGTTCGATGACCTTGACGCGGGAGCCGTCCCGCTCCAGCACGAGGCCGTTGCTGAACTTCGCCACGGTGTCGTGCTTGGACAGGCGAGGCTTGCCGCACGCCTTCCACCGCGGGTTGAGCAGGACGCCGTCCGCGTCGCGCTGCTCGGCGTGGCCGCGCAGTTGCTGCGCCACCGCGTCGAACGCCTCAGCCTTGGGGGCCCACCACATCAGGCACGCTCGCCGCTGATGCGGAACCAGTCCACGTCCACGGTCTTGCTCGTGGTCGTGGTGGAGTTCGCCAGGATGGTCGGGTAGAGCACCACGTCGGGGCCGACGCCAGCGGCGATCAACTGTCCGACGTAGGCGCCGTCGATGTAGAAGCGGGCGTCGTTGCCGAGCGGGCCGACCTCCAGACGCAGCACCTGCCACGTGTCGGCGACGGGGGCGACGCCGAGGGCCGCGTTCCCGGTATCCGCCGTGCCGGTATCGACCGCGGCCATCCACCACTCCTTGGTCGTGGCGGCGCTGTCGAAGTGGAAGCCGACAGCATCGGCGGCGACGAGGGAGATCGTGTCAGTCGCGTTGGTAAACGGCTCCTCCAGGGAGGGCGAGTCGGTGAGGCCGACGAAGACGGAGACGGTCGTGATCGCGGTGGCGATCCGAATCTTCGCCTCCATCACGGTGACGCCGACCGTGGCGTCGAGTTGCACGGCGCCGATGTTGAACGCGGAGCCGTCCGCGGCAACGGTGCCGTCCGCGTTGCCGGTCACGAGGCGCACGACGCCTCCGGTGACGTTGGTCACGGCCGGGTCGAGCGCCTCCGCGTCGCTGCCCGAGAGCAGGATGAGGTCTTCGGCCGAGTAGCACTCGGAAGCGTAGGACCACTTCTTCCCGCCGATGCCGCGGATCTCGTCCGCGCCGTGGGTGGGGCTGGCCTTGTCGGCGTCGAGGCGGATCGCCTCATTTCGGACTCGGAACTCTTTGGACATCTCATCATCCTTTCGTAGCCGCGGCGGGCTGCGTCACTTGCGCTTGAAGCGCTCCAAGTTTGTCTCGCCGGGCGTCGGGTTGTCCCCGCGCTCGATCTTCGTTGCTACTCGGCGGATCGAATCCTCGGCCCGCTTGTTGGCTTCCTCCCGCGAGGCGCCGTTCTCCCGCAGCCCCTGCCGCAGAAACGCCCGCGCCTTCTCAAGGTCAGCGGACATCAGTCGGCCTCCATGACAGCGGCCTTGCGGCGTCGGACGGGCTTGGCGGTCTTGGTGCTCGCCGCGGCTTCCAGGGTCGCCACGTCCTCGGCGATGCGGGCGGCGTCGGCCTGTCGGCTCGGCACGGTGCGGGCGTCCTTCTGCGCGCTGATGAGCAGCTTGCGCGTCTCCTCCAGCATTCGGGCGAGCACGTAGGGCGGGCACGGATCGACGGCGCCGCTCTCCACGAGGTGCGCCAGGAACTCGGTCCACATCTTCTCGTCGGTGTCGATGCGCGCGTCGCCGGGGTAGCACCGGTCCGTGTAGCAGAGGTGGACATCGGGACGGCCGGGGGGCGTGTAGAGGTAGGACTCGACGCCGTGGGCCGGGGGGACGCAGTCGAGCGGGATGATCCGCCAGCCACGCTCAGAGGCGTCGGACTTCGCCTTCGCCGTGCGGAACGCGCCGCGGCTGCTGGTGACGCCGTTGACGCCTGCGCGTAGGGCCATCTTGCCGAGGATCGGCAGAACCTGACCGTCGATGATGCCCCACCGGGCGCGGTGCGCCTTGAAGTAGAAGGCCGGTCGCGGGGGGACTCGGGTAACGGGTTCGCCGTCGTCGGTCCCTGCCTCGGTGGGGATGAAGGGCGAGCCCTGCACTCCCTGGCTGTATGCGTCCATTGATGAAACTCCTCCTTGGGTTGGCTGGAGACGCTGCGGACCGGTGACGGAGGAGGTGCCCCCGGCCCGCAGCGCCTATCAGGGTCGCTAGGCGTCCGTGATGATCGAGACTCCGGCCAGATCGATCATCTCGCTCACCGCCACGTTCATGTGGCTGATGTACGAGGTCACGGCGGTGGTGGCGCCCGTGTAGCCGCGGGCCTTCTCGAACAAGCACTCGTTGCCGAGTACGACCTGGGGGAAGTCGGGGTCGGCGACGGGGCGGGTGATGGCGTACCCGAGGGCGCCACGGCCGAACATGCCGCCTCGGCGGTTGCCGCCCGTGGTGTCCACGAAGTCGTTCATCACGATGTCCACGCCCGCGAAGTTGCCCTGGTAGCCGCTCCGGTGCTGGGCATCGACCATCGCCTGCGCGCCGGGGTTGAACTGGACCGCGCCGCCGCTGTTCAGCGCCAGATCCTTGCGGAGATCCGAGAGCTGGATCGGGGCGAGGATGGCGAGGTAGGGGCCTTCGCAGTTGTTGACCTGCAACGAGCCGATCGCGTCGAGGAAGTCGGAGGCCGACATGTCCACGCCCGAGGTACCCGCCGTGGTGGCGAAGTTGTCCACGAGCAGCGTGAGCAGGCTCGCCAGCGTCGCGTTGCAGGACACGAGCGCGTCCATCGCGAACGTCTCTTCGCGGATCACGCCGGTGGCGTCGATCAGCGAGCCGAGGTCCGACACGTCGTAGAACTTGCTGTATCGCGCGAGCAGGAGATCCGTGCTTGCGTCGGTGTGGCTCGTCACGGTCGGGGCGACCGTTTCATCGGTCGCGTCAACGCGGGCGAGGAGGTCGTAGCCCATGAGGCCGACGTGCGGGACGCGGGCCGTATCGGCTCCGACCGGCGCGGGGACTCGGATGAGGGCGGGGTGCCCGAGGGGAAGGCCGGATCGCTCGGCGAGCGCCTGAATCCAGATGCCCGCGAGGACCTCCTGCGAGAGGAGGTCGGTAATTCCAGAAATCTGCCAAGTCATGGGATGCTCCGTAGGGAATAGACGGTGGGTCTTTTCGTCCTACGGCGCTTGGTAACGGGGCCCGAATCCCGAACGGACTAGCGTTCACTGCTACGGCGGTTGGTAACGGGCCCCGAATCCCGAATGCAGCGCAGCCAGTCTAGGGCGCATTGCGCCGGGGTGTCAACGCTTGCCGAATCCCTTGAAGCCAACGGCCGCGTTGTAGGCCGTCCACTCGGGCGATCCGGGCTGCGTGTGCTGTGCCTTCTCAAGCAGTAGCGCCTTCGCCTCGCGGGTCACGGTGCCGCTTGCGGTCGGGGCGCTGCTCGTGGGCTGGGATGCCTTGGGGGCGGTGCGGGTGGCGGGCGCCTTCGCCACGTAGGAGGCCAGCAGCGGGTAGCGCTCGGCGGCGTCCTCTGCCTCGGTGAGTCCGTTGAGCCAGTCGGCGAGCGGGGGGCGCCCGTCCTCGGGCTCGCTGTCGTAGTACGCGCGGGCGGCGGCTTGCGCGGGCTTGTCCTTGATCGGCGACTGGAGCCACATGCGCTCATCGTCCCACCTCGTCGCCGCTGCCTTGTGCTGCTCCTTGAGCGCCTCGATCTTCTTGCTCAAGTCGGCGTTGCCGCTGTTGGCCTCCTCCAACTCGGCGATCCGCGCCTTCGCCTCGCTGTACTTCGCCGACAGCCCGTCACGGTCGCGCGTGAGCCCGGCGATGCGCTCCTGCGCCTTGCTGAGGTGCCCCGCGGTGTCGGGTGCAGCCGTGGGCGGCGGCGGCGTGGTGACGCCGTTGGTGGGCGCTGTTGCGGTGTCTTCGCTCAAGGTGTCCTCCTCCTACAGGCGCGCGATCACGTCTCCGAGCAGGGCCTTGCCCTCCTCCGGGGTGATTACCGTCTTGTCGATCATGCCCATCACAGTGTCCAGCCGCATCCGATCCTCAACGGGGCTCGGGGGCAGGCCGCGGTACGTGATGGTGTACCCGTCCTCGGGGTAGCTCGTGCCCTCGGCCGAGTTCAGCGACACGGCGCAGAGGCGAATCAGCGAGAGGTCTGCGCGGCGGAACTGCGGTTCCCACAGCCGCTGCAACTCGCGGACGCTTTCGCGCGAGACGGCGAGGCTGTAGCCGCTGCGGATGTCGGCGCTCTGCCGAGTCACGTCTGCGGCTTGGAGGCCGGCGCGCTCCATGATGCGGCGCTCGTAGACGCTGATGGAGCGGAGGATCGCTTCGGGGTCGGCCGGCGAGGACCACTGGCCGATGAGGGGCTGCTGGCCTTCGCGGACGCCGAGAAGAAGCACCGTCGCCGGGTCGGTGGTGATCTCCTGATTGGCCGCGTCGCCGCCGTCCACCCCGGCGCCCACCACGACGACGCCAGCCGCGTACCGCTGACCCCACGCGCTGGAGCGCATGACATGGCCGTAGTACGTGAGGTACATCCCGATGTTGAGGGACCCCTCCACGATTTCGGCGTTGGTGTAGGGGTCGTACAGAAAGCCGGTGCTGCGGGCGGCGTAGTGGACCCACGGCAGGACGGGGGCGCCCTGTGCGTCGCGGATCGAGTACGCCTCCCCGTCGAAGTTGCCGCCGAGCACGTCGGCCGACACGTCCACGGATGCGCCGTCAGCCTTCGCGGTCGCCCGGTAGTACACGTCGCCGGGGACGATGGAGGCCGAGCGACGGACCCACCCGAACTCGGGGACGTGCTCCCACTCGTGGAGCTCCACCGGCTCGGAGGGGTTGCGGGGGGTCGCCTTCGCTTCGGTCAGATCGGGGAACACCGGCCGGAACACAAGGGCCCCGGCGTCCACGTCCACCCGCAGGAACATGTCATTGAGCCCGAGGCAATCCCGCTGCACGCGCTGCATGAGCGGCCACAGTCCGTCCTCGGCGATGCGGTCGGCGAGGGCGCCGCCCGCTGCGTCGGGGTGCTCCACGTCGGGCTCGGCGCCGTAGAGGCGGGCGCTGATCTCGTTGACGCTCAGATAGGCGTTGCTCGTGAGGTCGGGACGGCCCCAGGCTTCACGCCGGATGGTGCCGAGCTGCCGCTCCATGAGTTCGTTGAGGTCTTGCTCGTGCTCGCTGTAGAGCAGTCGGCGGCGCTTGCGCGTGTGCTCTACCCGCTTGATCTCCGCGGGGTCCGTCGGGGGCGGGGGCGTCGGGCTGTTCACGCTTCGGCCTCAGCGGGGGCGGGCTCGGCGAGGCCGAACTCTCGGACGCACTCAGCGTCGAAGGCATCGCCCACCGGCAGCACTTCGATCTCGGATCGCTGCTTCACGTCGTGGAACGCCTGCCGCCGACCGGTGCGCTTCGCCTCGATGACCTCGGCCGCGTGCGACGCCGTGACAGCGGCTGCGGCAGCGAGCAGCGCGTCACGTTCGGCCGTCATCGCTTCGAGCGCCTGCCACACCGTGCCGGTAGCCAGCGCTTCGGCGACAGCCGCGGCGAGGGCCAGGAGGTCGCGCTCCCCAACGGCCGCTTTGAGCGGGGCGCTGCTGTCGGCGAGCCACTCTTCCAAGAGACTGTACGCAACGGACTGCGGTGTGGGGATGGGCATCGCGCGGACACGCTACCAGCACGCGGGGAGGTGTGCTAGCGGCTAGACGCCGAGGCGCATCCGAACGTAGGCGGCGCACGTCATGCCGAGCGCCTCGGCGGCGTCCGCGACCTTGGCCCACTCGGCGTCGTTGAACTTGATCGACCGGAGGCGGCGCTTGTCCGCGACGGGGGGGCGCCCGAGGGGGCGCTGCCCGCTCACCTGACCCGCCATGCGGCGACGGCCTCGGTGAGGGAGCAGTTGTGCTGCTCGCGGTAGTCGCCGAGCCACGCGACCTTGAGGGCGTGGAAGTAGTCCTCGTCCGTGTTGTAGGCGGGGGCGGGGATGGACCGCTCGAAGCGGCTGATGTTGGTGTGGAGGGGGGCGGCGGTGGTGTGTGCGTTGCTCATGGGGAAGTTATAAGCGGATATCCCTTTAGTGGCAAGCGGATATCCCAAAAGAATCGCAGATAGTTTCGGAAACGCTGTACGTCTAGCCGACTCTGACGCTGACGTTCGAGGTGTGCGCGGGGAAGATGAACGATCGCAGCGAGTAGCGCAGCGCGTCGATCCGGTCCTTGGCCGGGTGCATCGCGTCGCCCCACGGCCACGTCTCGAAGGCGTCGATCGTGGCCGTACACCGGGGATGGATGACGAGGTGCGCCGCGAGGTCGTGCTCCTCGTCGCCGAGCGCCTCGTAGAGGTAGCGGCAACCGGCGTCGAGCATGCCCGCGGCGCCCTTGCCCTCCTTCGCGCTCTGGATCCGGGGCCGCATCGAGCCGACAGCCATCCCGAAGTTCCGCGCAAGCGCCCGCTCCACCTCCTGGTTCGACTTGACGACCCACCGGTTATAGGCCGAGTTGTCGCCCCACGCCTGATACAGGTCCCGCCAGGAGATGCCGCGGCGCCTGAGCATGTTGGCGACCTCGGCGGCGAACTGCTCCGACGTACTGGCGCCGCTCATCACGACCTCGTCCATCACGACGATCGCCTCGCGGGTGCGGCCGTCCGCGCTGAACTGCTGCACCTTCGACAGGACCGCCACCTGACCCTGCTCTCGCGCCGCTGTGGCGTGGTCCACGCCGAGGACCCACCGGACGGGCCCGCCTCGGGCGTCGAGGCCGCGTTGGGCCGATACGTGGCGGGCCTTGTCGAAGTTCTTGAAGAACAGCCCGACCGGCTTTCCCTCCCACATACCGTCCAAAACGACATCGGCGAACAGCGCGGGCGTACTCGCCCACTGCGCCGCCACCCAGGCTGAGTCCATCAGGGTCCCGTCATGGAGGCGCATCGGCTCGGGTTCGCCCGCGGGGGTGAGGTTCGCCTCGGTGAGCTTGGCGTGCGTCTCGCTGATGATGCCGCTCTCGGTGATCTCCCGGAGCCAGCGGCAGTCACGGTTAGCCGGGGTGAACGTGATGCCGAGGACCCCCCCGGTGCGGAGGAGGCGGCGGTCCAGCTCGCGGTAGATGTCGAGGTCGGTCGGCTCATCGATGAGGACGACGTGGATCGTGCTCCCCTGAAACGCTGTGGCGCCCTGGTTCGTCGTGCGGAACCGGATCACGCTGCCGTTGTGGAGGACTAGACAGGGGTTGTCCTTCCCCCAGCCCGAGCGGATCGAGAACCGGGAGGACTGCGCCTGATCGATGGTGTCGAGTTCGATGAGGTCGTGCGCCTTCCGCATGATGGCGACGGACTGGCTCCACGACGTACAGACGATCCAGCACTCCAGCGGCGGCGGGCGGAACTGCTGCGTCGGGTGCCGCCCCATCGCAAGGTCAATCACGAGCCGGAGCCCCGCGTAGGTCTTGCCGATCTGGTTCCCGGCGCGGAACGACTTCCGCAGCGATGGGTCGAGGTAGAACGCCTGCTGAGGAGGCGTCCACTTCATGTGGCGCAGCGGCCGCGCCGTCAGGTCGGCGACGAACTCCCGAACGCGCGCCTCGAGGTCGAGCAGGTCGGGCGTCGCTGCGAAGGGTGCCGCCACCTAGTGCAACTCGGACGCCTCCGGGGGCGTCGGCTCCTCATCGGCGAACCCGAGGTGCCGCATGAGCCCGCGGCGCTCGCTCGCCGACAGCGCTGCGGACAGGTCCGCGATGCTCTGCTGAACCTCGGCGGCGGTCCGCGTGCGAACGGCCTCGGCGCCTCGGCCCTCCTCGATCACGGCGAGCTTCTCATCGAAGACCTCTGCCGCCTTGAGCAGCGTCGCAGCTGCTACCCAGGACCCGGCCTCCTTCGCGGCGTCGGCCCACTCTGTGGCGTCCGTCATGCGCTTGCGGAGGCGTGTTTCGCGGGGGGTGATGCTCATGTCGTCGCCGCGGGTGCGGGGCCGTGGCGCCACCACGACAGATCGGCGAACGACGACAGCGGCAGCATGCACAGGTCACCACGGCCCGAGGTGACAGCGACTTGCGCCACCGATGACCCCATGCCGCGCCACTGCTCGAACGGCAGCACCTCGAACGGCAGCGAGTGCGGCTCGGTCGCTTCCGGCCGGGGGTAGACCCACAGCCCCGGAACCGGCCACCAGTCGGGCGGCACCATCAGCGCGGTGTAGTGGTTGGTGACGAACGCTGCGGCGCCGCAGGCGGCGTCCTGTGGCTCGTGTGGGGTGTCCTGGGGTTTGGTGCTTGACATTCAGTCGGCTTTATTTGAGAAATTC